AACACGTTGCCACGATAGGCCTGTTCATAGAATCTGCCGTGCAACTCCGACATAATGACGTCGCCAAGGTTGCCTGAACGCATGGCCGCGACTGTGCCAGGAGCAATTGAAGCTGTGGTTGCAATTGGACCAACCTGAGTTTGAACCTGCATATGACTTTCTCCTTAACCGAATACAGTCGCGATCGGATCGTTGCGGAGTGATGATGGTTCATCACCAACACTATTAGTGGTTCCAGTAGTCAACAAAGCAGGAAGACTGTACTGGTAAAAGTTTGAAATCTTGAGTTCGATGAGGATCTGGAATAAAAGTTCTGGAATAGTTTGACCTTCAAATTGAGACAGATCTTCGATGGCCAGGGCCGCCGTATTTTGCATATTGTGGTTTGGAGACACTGATCCCAGGCTACGAGCGACGTTTGCCTGATCTATTGAAGCAGTGATAAGACGACCTGAAGTATCTGTTTGAAGACGACGAGTCAAACCAGCTGGAGTGCCAGTTGCTGATAGGGTTGTATCGATGCCGGCCATCAACACAGGGTTAGCTGTGGGAAGCACACCAGCAGCAATGTTGCCACCTACAGCTACAACACCGGCCACACCAGCAGAAGGTCCAGCAGTACCAGCCCATGTTGCTACATTGGTGGTAAGAGAAGACGTTGGCCCTGTGGTGGTATAGTTACCCGCCCAAGGAGTACTGCGCAGAAACACGGTTGCTGTTCCCGCTGTAGTTACAACAAAACGAATGTAACGAGCAATACAAGGGAAGCTGAATCCAGCACCAGCAGATGTAGAGGAAGTAAGAGCACCTAAGATCAGTGGAGTTCCAGACAAAGCACTCCAAGTCACCTTGTCATTAGAACAGGTGACAGTAGCCACCATGGTTTGAGTCGTGACGTTCAGAGACTGATACCCTTGTGTGTCTAAGATAGAAGTTTGACCAGCACTACCACCGATATAGATGGGATTCGGGGCATCACTGATAATCAGAGAATTGTTTGTGTCTTTGTTCAGATTTATGACATTGGTGTTCATTTGAACACCAGTCGTAGCATCAAATGACTGAGCCAGCAGTGGCGTATCATTCGGAGCAGCAAACTTACCTACAACTACAACAGAAAGACTTCCTAAAAGTTCCAGCACGTTATAGCGCATGTATCTAGAACATACAGGAACAGCATAGATACCTTGCCCATAGAAAACATCTAGATTGATGCCATCAGAAGCATTCTGTCCAAATAGTGGAAACCAGCTTATGTTATCGTTGCTTCCTTCAACCCTGACATTTCCTGCCCATAGACCTGAAAACTGAAAACTGAAGGTCTGGTATCCAAAGGTAGAATACGATATTCCCGGTCCCACCAAAGTGACAGTTTCCGTGTCCAGAATAGAATTGTCATAGGGCAAGAAATATAGATTTCCGTTGGGATCAGTTTGTACTGCCAAAACCGTGGAACCATTTTGACCCATCATAACCGTGCCAGTGGGGGACGGTCCTGGTGTAGTTCCATCGGTGTACTGAACACCACCAAACGAACCAGTCACGGGAATGGAAGCATTTGTGACATTGACTTGCAACTGAGCACCAGTCACCGCACCAGCTAGTGTACTCAAGGATGTTTCAGCAGCAGAATCAACCACAGCAATGGCTGTCGAATTGTCAACCTGCACTGACCACAAAGCTCCAGAGGAGGATGTTCCCTGATTGGCGGTCACTGTTCCTGAAATAGTAGGTGTTCCAGTAATCGACACTGATCCGGAAATGGGCTGAATCACGCCTGATCCATCAACCTGCAATGCCGTCATTCCAGTGATGCCCTGGATTGAAATCACATCGGCAGAAGCAGACCCAGCAGTTCCAAGGGCTGGCTGGTTGGCGGCGGTCGCCGCACCTGTTGGAAGAGGAAGTGAAGCTGCGCTCACTGGCTGGGTTACAGGGAAATTGTCGACGCTAACACTGGGAGTTCCTGTAATCGAAACTGATCCGGAAATGGGCTGTGTGGTTTGATAGAAGGAACCGCTCACTGCAACTGTGCCCAGTGTTGCTGAATCCACTATCACATGCTGAGGAGAAGCAAATGTGATAGCATCAGCAGTGACAGCAATCTTTGTCTTGCCACCCGTAGCAGAGTTGACAATAGCAACATCACCTGTCACACCGAATGCAGTATTAGAGACAGAGCCGGAAATGTTGGCTGTTACAGTACCACTGACAGGTTGAGTGGCCTGCCAAAATACACCTGTGACCGCTTGCGATGATGGGAAGTTAGAAACGGAAATAGATCCGGAAATAGGAACAGTACCTGAAATAGAGACAGGTTGCGTCGCTTGCCAGAAAGTACCAGTTACAGTCTGACTTGAAGGGAAGTTACTGACGCTGACAGAGGGAGTTCCAGAAATAAAAACTGATCCAGATACTGGCTGAGTAGTTGGCCAGAAGGTTCCTGTTACTGCAAGGCTGGAGTTCTCAATAGCAACCTTCAAGTTGCCTGAACTATCAAGGGCTGCTGGGAGTTGAGTACTTGATACTGGCTGGGTGGTCTGCCAAAAGACTCCTGTCACTATCTGAGAAGATGGAAAGTTGCTGACACTCACTGATCCTGCTACAGTCTGAGTTAAAGGAAGATTGCTGACACTCACTGATCCTGAAATAGATTGTATCGATGGCAAGTTTGAGATACTGACTGATCCACTAACTGCTTGCGTGGAAGGAAAATTATCCACACTGACAGTTTCGTATATTGGAACCTCCATGATGATCTGAAGAGGATCCAGGTTACTCATGGACGTTGTATTATATGCCAACGTGATAGTACTGTGGATTTCAGACACCACAGCAGTCAGAGTAGGATCTGCAAGGTTGAAGATGATGATGTTGGTCGCCGCATTGATGATCAATTTCACCTGTCCGGCAGCAAGAGGAGCTGGAAGACCAGATAGAGTGATCACACCTGTGGAGGCATCAAAGGTGTATGATCCGTAGTTTTGACCAACCATTACTTGCATGAAGTACTCCTATTATTCACATCAGAAAGTCTTACAAAGCGATTGCATAAGCGATGGCAAGAGACCTGCTTGCTGCATTGACAATGCGAGAATCATCACCAGCAGCCACCGTACCCGCTGTGGTTCCAACATTCAGAGCAGCCGCGCCTCCCAACGTGGGTTTATTCAGAATCTCGGTCACTCCACTGACAGCATTCCAATCAGAATTCACCTGAGCAGTCGGAATCACGGGAGTGTGATTGAGATCCAGGTATGAACCTGAGGTTGCTACGGCTGCCAACCCATAGATGTCAGAAGCCGCCAAAGTCACAGCACCAGTTCTACCTGCCACCGATTGAACCGGAGCACCTGCTGCTGTGATATATCCAGCATCATTGGTAAAAGTGCTGATAAGTGTTGGCTTATTAGAGAGATCCGTATAGCTCCCGGAGGTTGCCACCGTGGCTAGAGTTGGCTTATGGAGAATCGATGCAAGACCGGAGGTTGCATTCCAATCAACCTGAACCTGCGGAGTTGGTAGAGCCCAGGTTCTATCACCTCTGAGGAAATGAATTGCATCGCCAATAGCTGGAGCAGGAACATTGCCCGCCAGACCTCCAGTTCCTGTATCTCCCACAAAAATTGGATCCGAAGCAGAAACCAGGTTGCTAAAGGCATTGAACGTGATGTTCTGCTGACCCGTTGGAGGAGCCGGGGTTATCGAGTTGTACCTGATAAAGACGGTGGTCATCAGAATCCTCAGAGATACTGGTTGACGAATACACCGTTGACTTCGATGATTGTCTGCGGTGTTACAAATTGAGGAGTGTTGTTCTGCGTTTGCGTGATCGGAATTCCGTTGATCTCAATTACGATCTCCGGAGGAATGATTGAAGGCGAAATGAACTGGGTCATACCCAGTTCGTTGTATCTCGGAACGATCGAAATCTGACTTGAATATCCGGCATAGTAGGGAGTTTCTGTGACATCGATCGCAACTACACGAGTCACTAGAGGAAGATAGACTTTCCAGTCACACATGGCAGATACATTCAAAGTTGAGATGTACCGGGTGGCCGTGCCACTCTCATCACGAGCCTCACCCTGTATATCTCTGGCAGCCTCGAAGATCGTGATTCCATCGCGCTCCATGGATACTCTTTGAGTTATCAGCAAGGCTTGCTTAATGAGCTCAGCAATCTCTGAGGCGGTCGAGTAGTCGTTGGCCTTACAGTCCAGCGTGAAGTTCACGTTGTCCTTGGAGCCGTAGACGTCATACGTCTCACACATCTGTGGGGCAATGATGATAGCAACCTGATCTCCAGCAGTAACCGAATCCCCGATGGCAACTCGATATCCAGGAATCAGATTTATGTTGATGCCTCTCTTTTTGGCAATTACTGTGGTCTCTGCCCCTGTATCAATGCGAATTTCGAACCTCATCCATTCCCCAGGATTGAGAGGATACGGAAGATTGACTGTACCATCACTGTTTGCGATGAGAATCAGATTGCTTCGAGTTGAAGTGTTTACGAACACCTGACCAGCCGCCAAAGTTTCCCCTGGGTCAAGAGTGACATTGAGAATGTTCTCAGGATTCAACGCGCTTGCAGTTGTGGGATTGATTTTCTGAATTCCCACGACATACAATTGCGTGCCAGGAGTGTTCCAAGCTGCCACACGAATGAGAGTCGGAGAGACAAAGACGTAGTCAATTCCTTGGCGAAGAATGTATCCGTTGTTGTCTGTGATCTGAAGAGAGATCCAATCTCCAGGAATCAGAAATGTTTGGATTCCACCCAAGCTCGTACCGATGTCCACAGTACTCGTTCTTTGATACCAGAAATCTCTGTAGGGTACAAGAGCCAGTCCTCCCAGTCCGATCGAGCAATTGATGTTATTTACGATGGATTGTAGCAAGACTCGACCAGGGACCGCCGCGAAATTCACTGGACTCAAGGGTGTATCAGCATTTTCAATGTACACCGTCGAAGTGTCAATGCCAGAAGCAAAGTACACCCAGCTTCCTTCTGCGTTTATCAAGCCACCTTCACGCCACTTGAACTTCTTGACATTCAGTGAAACAGTGGCATTCTGCTCATTGGGATTGGGTACAACGACACCACTAACAGCGGTGGGAGGATTCACTGCGATATAGTACACACCGGAGTCAATGAGAGATTCATCGAAGGGAATGGCCCACTCCACGAACGTTCCAGGATAATCACGAACCTTGGCCACGAGGCCGCGCCCACGCTGTGTGAACATGAAGTAGTCTGGTGACAGGCGAGTTCCCTGGGCTGTCACATTCTTGACAATGATCTGGGCATCACCAAAACTTACTCGATTGCTAGTGAATGCTGAGACATCCCCCAGCGTCTGTCTAAACCGGGGGTTGCTGCTCACCACATTCCTGCAGATCCGCAGTATGTATGCCGCCAAGTTTGCGCCTGTTAGATCCAGCATTGTTCATCCCTACTTCACAACTTTGACAAGTTGTGCTCCATAGTCCACTCCAGGAGGAGGCGGCGGAACTGTTTGCTGAATGGGTTCAATCCACGCGGCGATTGACCGGCGAACGTCGTTGACAGACACCTGCGCATTCATCCGAGGATACCAGCGATTGGTCAGTTCCACACGGCCATCCCAGTCGTATTCCTCGATGATCCACTGCTGTCCATCATGAGACTGGAACACGGCTCCAGGATCCATGTACATGAAGAAGATTTCGTCTCCTTGGATCGGAGATAGAGGATTTGGAATCTGTTCATCATGTGGATTCGGCCTGAACTGAGCGAAGGTCGAGATCGCCACATCATCCGGATCTCCCACGATCACTTGTAGTTCCATATTCGTGGAAGGATGGTCATCAGTCGTGAGAATAGCAGCTGTCTTGGTGGTGCCTTCCTCTGCTACTCCAGCGAACGATGCAAGCATGTTTGCGAGTTTTGATTCTTTGGCCATGGAAACTCCGTGTGTTCTTAGATGGATTGTGAAGTCAAACAAGGAGGAATGAACACTTCTTTTCCTTCTCGCATCTGCTCTTCAGTTGTCAGGCGAGATTGATTCAGAGATTTATCTCTGCTCCAGTTATTCTGCTGCCGGCGCAATCGCACAGTCTCTGCTATTCGTTGCTTTGTAGCCTCTGAATGCTTAGTAACTCCTCCGTGTTGAGTGGAACCCTTTGGTCTAGACAATCTCATTTTCTGTCGTGTTTCTTCCGGTAGACACTTGTTCCAAAAAGGATGATTTTCACCTCTCACTACCTTGCTGATTCGTTTCCTAACATCTTTGTTAGGTTCTCCACCATCAGCTCCCTTTGTCATATTGTACCCATCGACAAAAGTTCCAAGTTTCTCATGACATTATTGCCCCCCAAACCGTTGTCCTTCCAACTTCTGGATTGGGATTTTCCCACTGAGCATCTGGCTGATTGGTCTTTTCAAAGACAGGTTCCGGATCGACGCCAGGTACTCCATCGTTGACATTCTTGTTCAACGGATTGTACAAAGTGGGAGGATATGGATTCCCAGCGATGACCGGAATGAGGTAACGAGTGTCTTTGGGATTCAGCAACTTGACATTGAACTCTTGCTGAGCGATAGCACCCTGAGGCTGCGTATAGTTCATGTCGAACACGATCAGCCGTTCACCGTTCCGTCGAATGATGAGGTCACCATTTTGAATGATGGGAGTCGGTCCGAGGTAGGATTTCGAGACACGCTCTACTTTCCGGCCTCCCTCCTCAATGGTGGTATTGGTTGCCGTGTCTGGCGGAATGTAGACAATGTCGAATGGTCCGTAGTATCCGCCAACCCATCCTGTTTCGTAACACACTGGGCAGCCGTGACGAGGCTCTCCAACTCCGTCTCCCACGCAGCCACACGCTGTACCTCGAGACATCCGGAACATGATAAATGCTGGCTCTCCTACTCTCTCAAAGAGCCAGGCATTTCTCCGTATCTGCTCCTTGAGCATGTAATTCAGACGTTCAATCGTCTGAGTGTTGACGATTTCCGATCCTGCAGCACCGGGTGCGTGGAGATCTCCACTTGCTCCTACTGGGACCACGGTGTAGTATGTCCGCACCATGTTGGTGTAGATGTCGACGAAGTTCGTCAACTGGTTGTAAGTCACCTTGAAGGTAGTGACACTGGCTAGAGCCGAAATTGGGAAGTTGGAAACTGCACCACCGATTGGTAGAGTCTTGTCAACATTGATCCAGATGGCCTTGTCAATTCCACTCACCATCGCAGGGCGAACAGTCGAGGTTGCAACGAGACTCGAGATCACCGTGAGAGTATCTGTAGGAACGGTTGGCGCCAGCGAAAGGGTGTATGGTCCACCATAAGCGACAAGGGTGGCAGTCACTCCGATGGACGCAGCTGTGATGGCCGCCGCAAGCAGTACGATGCTATTGTTGGAGGTGGTTGTGAAAACCACAGGAGTTGATACTCCCACTTGCAGAGAAATGGTTCCGGAGAGAACATCGGTACCAGAAACTGTGGTGAGGGAACCATTCAGGAAATTCAGATCCGTTGCAAGTATGACACTGACATCCTCAGGAGAAGTGGCCACCTGAGGTCTGGTCTCCACAATCCCTGAATACGGAACGTCTGGAATCTGAAATGACCAGCGACCAAAAGTTCCCTTTTCAATCCAGTCGGAATCCTGCACTGTGTAAGTAGTTGAGGCTAGAGTTGAAATGTCACGATAGAACTGACCAGGAATTGGAGCAAGATTGAGCAGCTGCCAGTTGGCTGGATAGTCGATAGCTCGGTAGACATTGTATCCCACTGTGGCCTTGGGATCATTTGGCCACCACAGGTCACGGCTCCCGACATAGCTCGAATTGAGGACTACCAACCCACAAATCATATCTCTTCCTCAATCGAGAAAGAGAAAGTTAGGATTTTGCCTTGAACCATTCGGGGTGTTTCTTCTTGGCTGGATTAAGGAACTCTGTTTCGTGCTCTTCAGGATGGTAGAATTCCTTCTTCTTGTCCTCAAATTGAGAGGGCATCCACTTCGTCACCTGTTCCTTGCACTCCAACTCAGCACGCTTCTCGTTAGGGAGCGCGTCATAGTCTTCTTGTGAAATTCCCCAGTGCTCTTCAGGGAAATCCATCCACTTCCCAGATGGGACCGGGTAAGGATCTCCTGCTTTCATCCAGATCTGGGAGTGCTCCCAGTCACTGAGTACATAGCAAGTGTACGTGCCATCGCTGTAGGAAGCCAGAGGCTGAATTGTCTTCTTCAGGAATCCAATCACAGTCCGAACACAGCGGTTGCGAAACTCTTGGACCATCGGGGAGAAGAATGGATCCACCTTGTGATCCAGCTTGATCTCCTGAATGATCTCTTCCGCCGATTTTGCTTTCTTGAGCAGCCAGGAATTCATGCACCCTCTATCTGTGAGGAGGAAGTCATATTGATAGAACGAATCTTTTCTTTCCAATGTCAAATACGCGGTGCCAGCCCTTCTTTGCGGCCTCTTCGATTTCGCTTATTCCAGCGGGAACTCTGAAAGAGTATTTGGTCTTCCTTTGTTGTCCATCAGAGTAGTAGTACTCAGAGTCGATGATTTTCTCAAACTGAAATCCCAGTTTCTCATAGAGTTCTCCTGTGTGCCAGCGCAAATCAGCAAAGGTTGTAATCTTGGAATAGTGATGATCTTTCAACCAAGGAATAGCCAATTTCAGAGCCTTCTCATGAGGATTCCAAGCTCTGTAATTATGATCCCAACAGGCTCGGTGCCACAGAACTTCTCCACTATATCGTTTTTGAAACACCCAAACTCCGATAGTTTGTCCCTGGTACATCGCTCTGACTGTAGGACATCCTGAAGCTGCTCCTAAGTAGTGATGAGAATCCAAAAACTTTCTAGCATCAGCAGAAGTAAATTCTTCGACAATGTAATCAGGATCTACTCTCTTACCCTTTGATTCAGTGAGATATGAGAACATATAATCTAGGATTACGCTGGAGTTTTCCCTAATCTCGTCTTCGAATATCTTCAGTACACGAAATTCTCTTTGGTAGTTTCTGTCTATGTTACAATTAACTGACTGTTTTTGAAGAGGTAAAAAATCAATGATCAAAGAACGCTTGAAATCATCCCAGATCCATACTTCTGCCTGCCAGCCACCATCAGTAACTGCCCTCAACTTCTCTACCAGAGTTCCATCTTTAACCCCTGCCATAAACGTGTAAGTGCTCTTAACCTCGATAATGCGATGCTCTTTGAGAATTGTGATATCAGGATGGTAGACTTTTTGAAGACCATCCTTCGTGTAGGGAAAACTCATAGGAGAACGGAAACCAAGATCATCCTCAGTATAAAATAGCAGCAGCTGAAGGATAACTCTGTCCTCGTATCCTTGGTAGTTTACCACTTCTCCTGAAGGAAGAGTAAGCTGCTTGGTGCGAAATAAAGCTGGAAGAATATTGTTAGTCCACAACTGAGATGACTGAGTGGGGTTTACTACTCCATACCTATCCAGCATAGTGGCTTCATACTTTGCTCTTACCACGGAAGAAGATAGTGGAGCACTAGCCAACTCACCGAAGTGATCCTTGATAGTTTGTAACCATTTCCTCCGAACTTCGGGCAACTTAGAAGGATGGTCGACCCCATTAGTTTTCAAGAAATTTTCTTGCCAGCTGGCAAAGTACTCTGGAGATCCATAGGTTGTACCCTGACTGGCTATCCAGGAATTGTATCGCTTTTCGCTGATGCTGGCAACCATTTGAGGATGAGGTACTCCGTACTGAACCAGGCTATTACTTCGACGTTTACTTATCACTTCTGGAGATTGAATGGGGTTTTCGAAACCAAACTTCTCCTTGCAAGTGTTGTTCTTGGACTGCTTAACATCTGGTCGTTGTGTCCAATGATTCACTCCATACTCTTCTTGACACTTCTTCCTCGCAGCATCAAACACTCCGGGAATCTTGGGTCCACATTCTACGCCGTATCGTTCAAGCGTAGTTTGTCTAATCTTGGCTGACAATTCCGGAGATTGAAGAGCTGACTTGAATCCATGATGTTTGATCATGGTCTCTTCAAATCTGTCTTGGCGCTGTTTTGCTCGGATTGGATCTTGTAGAGTTAGCTTGCGCGTTGCCATGGATGCTGCCTTTAGTTTCGCAGCAGCTTCAGGACACTTTACTACTCCTTTGGTTATTCTTCCGCATACGGGTCCTGTGGTTTGCATGAGAGTAGCCGGTTGGCTACAGCCGTAGCAGAGGAGTTCAGAAAGGTGAGTTGTTGTGGGACAACGCTGAGCAGACTGACTGCAAGATAACAGCCAAGAGTTCTTTAGAAGAAACTTTGCTGGTCTATTACATCCGAGTTCACATACGGAGACTATCTCGGAGGGTAGCCGGATGAACCAGTCCGATTTGTCTACTAGCAGTTCGTTAAATAACGAGACACGTATTTCCTTTGGTATCATAAAATGATGATACTGTATGGGAAGTAGAAGAGTTATCATCTTAAGTAACTAGATGTAGTTACCCAAGTAACCACCTTTGCTGTCTGAGACCAACAGAGGCTGGTCTGTTCGCTGTGATTAGAGGTGCCCAGGTTTCGAACATTTGAGTGTAGGTTTGTCCTAAACCTTGGTAGAGATAGGACTTATTGATATCCAGGCTAACACCGTTCAACGAATATCCAAACTCCTCCTCCGCCCACCTAGCACTTTCACCCAACAGACATTTGGCCGCCGCGCCGACCGCCGCCGCTTCAGCCCAGTCTTCAGGAATCGAGCGAATGTTGTAGTTGGTGAGAGCCATGGGGTTCCAGGTATTGAGTTGGGCAATCGTGATCTTCAGCATGAGGGTGATTGTCATGTCGACCCAGATATACCCCACTCTCGAAGTGTATCCTGCTACGATCTTGCTCGGAGTTGGAGGACGGAAATGGTAGTTTCTATCCGGATTGGTGTCTGAAAGAAGCTCTCTGACACTCATGATCATCTGTGCCGTCTTTTGGTCCATCCCAGGCTTCCGAGCTACGATCATCGACGGTGCTTCAAAACTGTTGGAAGCGTAGTCTACCACCTGCACGAAGAAGTCTTCAGTCACCACATCAGAAACTAGGACAGGAGTTGAAGTTGGAGTGAACTGAGCATTGCTCGATTGACCGACCCAGATATCAGTTGAATTTGTGGTCAAGATTTGAGCAGGGGTCAATCCGTTGATCTGCATGCTACCAGTGGAAGCCAGCACCATTGTCGCAGAAGCGAGTGTGACATTCTGGATGACAATCTCCCCGGGAATGAACACACCAGAGGTGATTGCTCCTGCTACGTTGCTGACAGGATACTGAACCAGATTCCATCGCAGTTGATACTCACCTTCCCAGCTGGTCGGGATAGTGATTGGAACATAGTAAGCTCCGATGTTCGTGTTTCCAGGAGTCTGACTTAACACGACCGGAGAGAACACTCCACTGACATTACTGTAGATGTCATAATTGATGGCGGTCGGATTCATCAGCATTCCATTGGCATCATGGATGAGAATGCCCAGATCGCCTGGTCCTAGAGTTTTTCCTTGGGTCAAAGTCTGCACGAACTCACCACCTCACTTAGAACTTGAAAGCCATTCCTTGGCTTCATTCCTCGTTTCCATCCGTTGGCTTTATATTTCTGCCATTCTTCTTGTTTTATGGCTTTGCTTCCAAGGATTTCATGATGGATTCTTATCCTCCCCTTGTTTCCTTTTCCCATTGACTGCACCTGATTCAAGTGATCATCTGTTCCAAAGTACGTTTTCCGAAGAATCTCAAGAGTTTTCCTCCGATGTTTCGCAGCCTCTTCCGTAGCATTCCATATACGAACACTCTGTTTAGATTTCTCAATTCTAAAAGGATGTGAAGCCAGTCTTTCACGATGAGATTTTCCTTCTTCACTGTCATTCCAATTCTTCAAATGAGCGATGGCCTCTGCGGATCCCAACCAGTTATCTCGCACATAATCCCATCCTTTAGACATAGCTTTTCTTGTAAACTGCTTTCCTCTTTCAGTATTGTGCCAAGCAGCAAGCCTTGCCAATTTCTTGGGACTGCGCCTCGAGGCTTGAGCCTTAAGACTATTTCTAACAGAGCCACCAATCAAAATTCTAGTTTCTTCAGAGTGCTTCCATCCGCTAACTCCTTCTCCTCCATCTGTATGATTAATCAGTATTCCAGTTCCATTATCTTTCCTACCATACAAATAAATCAGGTTCATCTCCAGTTGAAGAGCATCCTTCTCATAAAGATTTCCAGCCAAGATCACTATGTTCAAAGGATCAGCTGGAATAGGAGTCTTCCTGTGATCTTCATACGGACGAAGAATTCCTCCCCTTACCTATGTAGTAAGGAGCTCCCTTTGGTGCCGTTTGAGAATCCTTAGAACGAAGGTATGCGTACACGAAAAACTCTTGTTCACCTTGTGTTAGAGCAACCATACTAAGGATCAGGAAGTCAAGTAAGTTTCCACATTACCCGAAACTCGTGTCCCTTCGGTAGAAAGAACTGGAGGGAATCATGAACAAAGCACTATTAAAATCGCTCAAACAGGCAGTTCGATACATTGAAGTCACGAATGCATACCGTGGAGCAATGACTGCTGCTGAAGTAGAAGCAGCGATCAAGCGTAACATCAATGACTCTCGCGTGGAAATCGGAGCCAACAGTTGCACCACGCTGGCCTCATTTGATATTCATGCTGCCAAGGCGGCTATTAAACTGGCCGAAGAGGTATAATCAAGAAAAACGGTCGCCCGAAGACGACCGCTTGACTTGTAAAGGATCTCGTTACACGGCGGACAGGGTCATTCTATTTCTAGACTCGATCTTTGTGGGCTTGGGATCTGGGTTCAGCATGGTCATTCTAGAAGGACTTCTGGAACCTTGATTTTCAGGGGTGAATCTCAAGTATCCCTTCGAAATGCTCTGTTTCAGAAAATCTTCAAGCTCTTTTGCCAATTTGGGGTTTGATGTTTGAACTACCAGATCTCCACTTCCAGTGAGAAAATCAGTAATCATGATTTCAGTAGTAACTTCCGCTTCCATTTCGTTTTCCTATCTCCTGAATTCAATGATATACCTAGATTTCCCACGAGGGTAACTGTTTTACACCTGATTTCACTACCCGAAACTCACATGAACTCCGTAGAGAGAAGTATGGAAAATAGAGCAAAGGTCATCAAGCAGAAGTACACCACAGCCAAAGCCAAGCTCCCTTCTTGGGCGCGCAACCTTCAGGTCGATGATGATCCTCGCCTCCCGGTGAAGACTCTCGAGAACTTGAAGCAAGCTGTTCGTGACGAGATCACGATGTACCTTCGCGGCCTGAACCCTCTCACCGACAAGCAGTATGCTCAACTCCGCGAATGGCAGGATTGGGCCGGGAGATCACTGTGAAGAGATACGATCACGGAATCGCTATACAGGTTCACTCCAGCGACGACGAAACTCGTCTGTTCGAACGTCCGACCGGCGAAGTTGTCAAGTGGGAAGATGCGCGGATCGCGCTCATCGCTCTTGATCTGATCGCCAACACTGGAATGGATGCTCGTCAGTGTATGGAAACCGCACGTGGCTGCCTCAAAAAGTTGGATGTCAATCCGACTACTGACCTCTCTCGTTAGCCGAAACTCGCACGAGTTCGGTAGAGAATCATATGGAAAACGAGACCAAAGAAGTTCGGATCTACAAGGTTTTCGACCGCAACATGGAAACCTTGACCCAGCGGATCGCCAAGCTCAACAAGCGCGCAACGAAGCTCGGATGTGAGCCAGTTGTCGTAACTGAGGTTGGCACCGAACTTTTCAAGCAGATCGAAGTCGATCGGTTCTCCGATCCAGAATACGATATTGCTCGCAGCCTCTATTTCGTTCCCGCTGATCACAAGCTGGTCAACAACGAAGTCTTCACAGGCGTCGCCACCATTCGCCATAACCTGACCGTCGACGGCGCAACACCCAAGCTGGCTGGTTGGGAGTTCATTGGCAAGATCGAAGTCGTCAAGGACGAAGACAACAAAGTGATCGGCAACCTCCTCCGCCTGATCCCGGATGCAGTTGCTCCGGCCTCTTATCGCGATGTCGCTCCCTGGTGCGATCATTGCAATGTTCAGCGTCACTGGGCAGAGACCTTCCTGATCAAGCACGATGACGGCACCTTCAAGCAGGTTGGCCGCAATTGCATCGCTGATTTCTTAGGCGGAGTGGATCCGGAAGCTATCATGGGTCGCGCCGAATGGCTCCTCAGCCTCGACAGCATGCTGAGCGGTGCGGAAGACGAAGATTGGTTGAATGGTGGAGGTCGCGGCAAGACCTTCTACGACATCGAGACCCTCCTGACCATGACCGCTTGCCACATCCGGTTAGACGGTTGGATGAGCGGAACCAAAGCACGTCAGTTTGAAGTTGCCTCCACCCGCGACAATATCATGTCTCAGTTGAACGCTCGCACCGCTCGGGAGCGGGATGCTTGGGCCAAGCACGTTCCTTCCGATGAAGATAAGAAAACTGCCGAAGACACAGTTGAGTGGCTCAACAACCTGCCCATCAGCACCGACAACGAATATCGCTACTCGCTCGCTCTATTAGGTCGCGCTGGCTCGGTCAACTTCGGCCAGACCGGCTTGCTCTGCTCCGCGATTTCCACCTGCCTACGGGACCGGGAAATGGAAGTTGCTCGCGCCGCCTCGAGGGAGTCTCACAAAAACAGCTCTTTCATTGGCACCATCAAGCAGCGCCTGGTCTTCAACACTCTGGCGATCGAATCAGTCCGTTACATCCAGACTGACTTCGGTGGCTCTTATCTCTACACCTTCGCTGACCCGACTGGCAATGTCATCAAGTGGTTCGCTTCCAACGAACTGCAGCTGGGCGACGGAAGCTACAATGTGAATTCCATGATTGACGCCATCGGAAAGATTGTTAGTTTGAAAGGAACCATCACCAAACACGAAGAGTACAACGGTGTCAAGGCAACCTACATCAACCGGGCTGTGATAGTGTAACCATAATTCAACTACATTTTCACCTACAGGATTCTCTATAGCGGCATCACAGTAAAAGGAGAATCTACATGCTCAAACTGGATATGTATGGCCAGAACGATGGAACCACGGTTCCTAACGTGGTTTTGACTGGCACCCCAGGGGTTGACCAGACCACCCTCACCAACGCTGGTTACCTTGGCGGAAAAGTTATGGCCATGGTGGGAACGTACTCAGCAGATGGATTCCCACTCATCGCGCCTTGCGATGCGTACACCATGAACCCCTATGGACTGCTCGCAAACGGTCCTGGAGAGTTCGCTGGGGCAATCGGACCTTCCGGCTCCAAGAAAGCTCCAATCTTCCGCGCAATGCTCAAGGGCGGAGTGGACAGTCAAGCATATAGCACTACTCCTGGCGCTTTCGTAGCTGGACAGCCGATCTTCTGTGGTGCAGGGGCCTATGCTGGCCTGATGGTCGCAGTCGCTCCGATCATTCCAGTGGCGGTGACTCCCACCGGCCCTTCGGCTTCTACTAATATCGCTGGATCAGTCGCAACTTACACGTTCAATGGTGCCGGAGATACCATTTTTGGTAACTTCACGGTTGGCATTGGAGTGTCGGGAACTCCAACAACGACTGTCATTCCCGAAGGTTCCACTCTGGCTGCTGCCCTCGTTTTGCTGACTGCCGGCCTTCCGGCTACAGTGGTTCCTACAGTTGTTTCCAACACGATCGTTCTCACTGGCCCAGATGGTGCTGCAGGGTCTGCAACCTTGGTGCTCACTGGGTCTTCAGTCTTTGACGTCAAGGCAACGGGAGTTGCTGTTCCTCCCATCGGCCTTTGCATTGTGCCGCCTTCGGCAACCAACAGTTTCTTCTTGCAGTTCGGATCGCTGTTGTAATCAGCACTTGTCACCGTCAGACATCTTGAACATAGCGTCGATTCACCATCTTCCTTTTAGGAATGACCGTATTCTTCTTGGTGGAATTTTCAGTTATTGGATCGAGCAGGGCAAGATATTCCTTGGGAATTCCTTTACGGGGGATCACTACGATCCGCGATGGGAACATTAGAGTGCCTTTGCTCTTACAGAGGCTGACACTGTCGTATAGACCTTCCCATTCGTCGTCCACGCCCCAAACTGTGATGCTGACGCCGTTATCGTTCCCATAGGTTTTCTCGCGCTCCTTAACAGCGAGTACTTTGCCAATCCTGAGTCCCGCACATCTTCCCAGGGCATGTCCATATGCAATGAATACACCTGGTGTGATGGGAACTCCCAACTTGTCCCTAACTTCTTTGTTTCTGATAACGTCCGTCATTCCATCCCCTCCAAAGGATACTCGCCAGGAAAAGCCACTTGCAGGGCAAGAGGCATGAGTGGTCCATGATGAGGCTGAGAGACGATTACATCTGCACCCTCAGCTATGGCTCTGCGCTCTTTGTCGGTTAGCCGGTAACGCACAATTGAAGACTTGGACTTGGCTTCGTCTTTCCATTGAATCCTGGCCACTATGATCGGATAGTATTCCTCCTGATCGAGAGCAATCACCTGCTCAGAAGCTATCTCTATCACAGTGAAGACTGGTGACACAGAATTCATGGATTCTTCCTCTTGAAGTGATAGAGATCGTCTGCACGACCGCACACTCCACAAGTGGGTTCCTTGGGATCAGGCTCACCCTCCGAGAAATCCGGTTCCCACTGATGAAATTCACTCTTCATCATCGAGAGACTATCTGCGTTCCCATGAATCAACCCATATCGCGGAAGGTTTTCCATTTCGCACTTCGGACACTTGGGAGTTTCTTCGGAGTGCTCCATCACGTATTTCCCGTGGGTGAAGCACTCTCCTCCAGCCCGATGCTCCTCACCGTCGTGCCCCTTCTCAAGAACGCAGCTAAAATACGTTCCCAACCTGGGGATGAAAGACGCCGCATACTCGTTGCACGTAGCCCCTTGTGCTATGAGAGCACGTCCTCCTATCTGAGGAAGGCTGCGGCTATCCATTACCTGGGCTTCTGTGGTTTCTTCTGCTTGGTAGGTTTCTGCTTCATCCCTGATCCAACCCAGCACAGTTGAGACCGCTTGCTTGTGAGGAATGGTCCGCACGTCCTTGGTCTTGGACTGGCAGGGCTTGATCTTGCAACACTCACACTTGTCAGTTCCCGCCAGTTCGAACTTCTTCCTGGATGAGATGATAGCCTCGAACTTCGGCGCCAGAGTCTTGTAAGGATCGAAGGGCTTGATATTTCCCTTGGCCGCCCTGCGGGACAGCGTCTGATCGATGCAACGCTGGAGAGGTGTGTCGAGAAAGCCAAAGATGAAGTGATGCTCATTGAGTTCATCAGCCAAACTGTTGTAGCGACTGAACAGACCGGAGATCAACAGACCTTCATACAGGACGTTGCCCAGAGGAGCCCACTCACGAATGAGATCACAGATCTTATCCTGAGTGTTGATCCCGTCACATCCACCGGTGGGAGTTTCATAGGCACCGAGAATATAGAGGTCCTTGGGCTGCATGATCTTGTCTTCAGGGTTCATCACCGGGACTACAACACTCTTGCACACGTATCCCCGGACCTTCCCCTTCTCGTCCAGGATAGCCTGAGCTCCGTATGTGTCGAGTATTCTCTTGACTGCGGTTGTTTTGCCAGAACCATTGGTTCCACGAACGTTGATTACCAGATTACCCATTTTTGGAAGCACCTTTCTGACTACACAACCATCTTACACAGGGACGGATCAAAACACAAGGAGAAAATTTCATGGCGTCGTTTAGCATCGCATTCGCCTGGACAATGGTCTTTGAAGACCCCAAACTCCAATACGCACAAGTTGATGACGTGCCTAATCAGTATGACGGCAAGGGAAAACGGATTGGTGCATTTGCCATTTCCGGAATCAACAGTGCTGCTTTCCCCACTCAGTTTGCCAAGATCGCCCTGGTTCCTCAGTCGCAGAGAGGTCCGGATGTTCAGGCTTTCTATCAAGGTAACTTCTGGGGCATCCACTATGGTCAGCTGGCTGATGACATTGCCAAGAGAGTGTTCGATGCAGGAGTCAATGCTGGAGAAGTGACCGCTGTCGAAATCTTCCAGAAGGCCATCAACTCTCTCGGTGGAACACTCAAGGTGGACGGAGGCATGGGTCCCGTGACCGTGGCCGCCGCCAACGCTCTTGACATCAGTCATCTGGTTTCAGCCTTTCAGAACTTCCGTCTGGCTCACTACCAAGACATCGTGGCCAAGAATCCCAACGATGCTAAATTCCTCGGCACTGCTGCCAAACCTGGTCCTTGGTGGAAGAGAGCGATGGCCTAATCATCCAGGGTGAACAGGTTCGTCCTGTTCCAGTCAGGTATCAAGCAAGTCTCCCATGTCCTTCACTTTGGCCATTTCTATGTCGCGCCGCCGCTCGTTGGGAGACTTGCGGGTCTTGTTCAGAGGAAGTGATTGCAGGCGGGAGACGGCCTCATTGAAATTCAAGCCATCTTCCAACTGCTCATCAGAGATGTCTCCCTTGCGATGAAGGAACTCGGCAACTGTGCCCAGCAGGATCCTAAGTTGATCCACAGCAATCACTGCTGTAGGATTAGGACGAGCAGCCGCTTCGGCAATCTGGTGCTGGGCATACTCCTCGGGATAGTAGAAGAGCATCGCTTTGGTCAGGTAGGACTGAGACTTGAGCAGATCCTGGAAGCCGTTCTTGTCCTGATGACGATCAATGTACTTGCTGATCTGAGCATCCAGGTACGGAAGTCCGGCTGCGTAGTCCCAGTGTTGAATTATTCCTGAGCAATGAGGGCATTTGGACTTCTTGTTGTAGTGACTTCCACCAACCTGCTTCACTGGAAAGTCTTCGATGTAGCGCCGCTCTGGCATGAGATTTCCTCCACTTTACCTATTACTGTGGAATATCTCACAATACTGCTTATTTACAACGGAATCCTTGGAGCCAGAGGAGGTTGCTTGACAGGTCGATTCTGTTGATGCTCCAAAGTCCTTTCGGCGAGGAACTTGGCAATGTCAAGCATGCATTTAGCATCCAGAATGATCGGAGCCGCAACCCAGAAGGTGTATCGGCGCCAAGGTGCATACCAGGCCACATAACCAAGTTCGCTATCTCGACATTTCACAGACCATGACTGTGTGATGCGTCCCTTGACAGGATTTTCCAGGGTGTAGTACGACGAGTTAGGATTTCCATACTCAAGTTCTACTCACACAATTCCAATTTCGGCTAACTAGAAGCAGGTGGTGCAGGTCCATCTGGTATATCGACGTGCCGGAATCCATCACTCCGTTCTCTCAATGAACTCAATACCCCACCTATCACACGATTCCTGTGAAAGAAACTGACCCTTAGCTCTTCTAGTCATCATCTGGTTGCGAATACTTTTGCGTTTCTGTTCAGCTGACATAACATATCCTTTGTGTGATTCACTAATTCTATCAACTGTTTCCTGTGAGGCTTTCTGGCCTATCCTCCGATTTCGAATATCAGCAATCTGCTGTTCTGACCAAGGATTTTCTCTTCGTATCCTAGACAACAGTTGCTTTTGCTCAACACTCATAGGTCCTCTTGTCTTGCCTCTCTGTACATCACTAATTTTCTTTCTGGAGGCTGCTGTATGACAGTAGTTCCCCCTTCTTCTTCGAGTTTCAACTCTTTTTCGTATTTCTTCTTGAGACTGAACTCTTCCAGCACCACTGTACGCCTTAGCTAGACTGTTGTATCCATTGTGGAAAGCATCTAGCTTATCAATCCAGAATTGTTCTCGTTCTTCCAAGTTTGCTCTGTTTGGGTTAGTGATTTCTTCAAGCACATTCCAATCCCAAACCTCTGGACCATACTTCTTCCAGGAACGAAGCAGCTTTGGGCCGGTGTGACTCCCGTCTTTGAATCCTTGAATATGAATTTGCCATCTTCCATAAATATCCACAGAACTTCCAACATAGGACTTCTTGGAAATCCGATTGTATATTTGATACACACCAGCAGTCTTCACTCTTCGTCTACCTCCAGAATCGGAAGCAGAAGTCAGGAAATTCCTAACATCGTCAAAAATCGACTTGGCTCAACCGGAGTCTTAGTCCATCCTGTGCTACTCTTCTTCAGAAGGAAAGTTGGCACACAAATAGTCACTTTGTTTCTGGCCCTAGTGAGTGCCACGTAAAATAGGCGCATTTCTTCTTCGATTTCTGTTTCATTTCCCATAGAATACATATGGGGCAACGAGCCTTCGTAAACGTTCGTTAGCCATACTACATCCCACTCTAATCCCTTTGCTTTGTGTATTGTACTTATGACCACGCGACCATCCTTGTCTTCATCCTTGGCCTGTTCGTCCATTGACAACTGAAAGACCACGTCTGCCAAGTTCATGATGTTCGTTTCAAGGAGACCGACTACGAGGAGCGCGAGCCGCTCGAGGTTATCGAGCTTGATGGTCAGCTTCTCGACATCCTTCCTGTACTTGTCCCTGAGATAATTGCTGTATCCAGATAGCTTGATTGCGAAATCGAATGCGTTGACCGGGTCATCATGCTTCTGCTGGATGTGCTTGACAATATCGACGAAGGCACCGGCCTTGTCTTTGTTCACTGCCCAGCATCCTGACAGGAGATCCCCGGCGAACTGCTTGTTGGCAACGTCACGAATTTTCTCTAGGGCGACCATACCAAGACCTCTCTTGGGAGCCGCTATCGCTCGATTGAGAGCCATGAAATCCTTGGGATTGACCGCCAGTCGGAGATAAGCGAGGACATCACGAACCTCCTCAGTCTGAAGGAGTCCTTGACCGCCGCGCACTACATAGGGGATGCGGAGCTTCACCAATTCAGCCTCTAGGTCGCGAACCTGGCTCTTGCCTGATCTGACAAGGATCGCGTTCTCCTTGTACGGAGTCGTCTGCCGATCACGAT